TTGAAGCTGTTGTGCCACTTGTGGATTGATAGGTGCTTGTTGTTGCAGCATTGGAATTTGTAAAAGTTGTTCTCTAAACTCTAATTCTACTTGTTCTTGCGCCATCAAACTTATGTGTTCTAAAATATTTTTTTGTATTGAAGCCATAACAGCAGGATTATTTCTAACAATGTTAGTAGACATGAAATTTAAGTGTGCTGTGATGTGTGCTCTATGATCTTGACCAGGAAAAGCTTGGAATGGTTTTAATGCTAAAGCCATAATATGTTCTCTGCTTGGGTCCATAGGCGCAACTGGCATTGGTGGTGGTAAAATTTTATCTATATCTTTTGTACCAATCGCTTCGTACATATTTCTGTATGCATTATACAAGTTATGTACTTGTGGATTTGATGTAGCTAGCTGTAATTGTGTTTGTGCTAGTGTCACTCTTTGTGACATAGAAAAAATGTTTGGATCTGCAACGGGTAAAATATCTACTCTGTCATCAAAGTCTACTTGTTTAATTAATCTTGCACCGCCTACGACATCGTACGGATAACTTGGTGGTAAGTATGTTGCAATAATTTTAGATAATAATTTAAACTCAGCTCTCATTGAGTTGTATAATCTTTTGTGTATCGCTGACATAACTTTAGATCCTCTTTCAAGAAGAGCCATTGTAGTTCCTACAGCTGCGTTCTGAGATCCTTCACCAATTTGTAATTCTGATATTGCAGCAAATCTTTGACCTGCTTGCACAACGATACCCATAAGTTGTAATAAAGTTGCTGATGGTTCTTTGTATGGTAAAGCATAGAAAGCTTCTTTTAAATTACCACCCGGTGCATCCACATCTTTAAACTCACCTGGTTGTATTGGAGATGCTTCATCTCTAACTCTCACACCTCTCTGTTTAAATCCTGCAGGTAGATTGGATAATGTTCCTGCATCTAATAATTGGCGGAGAGCAACTGTTGCAGTTCTACTCAATCCGCCAATCATATGTATTAACCCGAAACCATAGAATCCTAGTCCTGGCAGAAATTTGAAGTGGACAAAGTATTGGACTCTTTGTTTTCTTGGGTCATTGGGCGCGTAGTTCCTTCTTATCGAAAGAACTGTTTGACTACCTTCCTCGACTGTTACGATGTAAGGTAGCTTGATGCCAGTCGGTTCCCCGTCCGCACCAATATCTTCGAAGCCTTCTAAATCTAGATCCACGTGACACTCTAAAAGAGTATACATCGTTTGTTGTTTTCCAGATTTTTTAGTGCCTTCTAATTCTTTTTCTTTTTTAGAAACTTCGTCGTTAACTGTAATAGCTGGCTTTGGTAAATCTATATCAGAATAAAAACCACCAACTTGTTGTTTTCTTAAATCGTTTTCAGATATTTTTATAACGTGAATAATAGACTCTGCTTCTTCTAAACTGTTTGCTGTGTAAGGCACGATTAGATCATCAGCAGGAATAAATTTAGAAACTGCTCTGCCTAGTAAATCATCGTAGTAAACTTTTTTAAATGTAGAACCTGCAAGAGGTAAGTGAAACAACATAGAATCAAACTCTGGCTCATACTCTTTCATCTGATCCATAATTTGATAGTTCATGAAATCTTTTACACGTTGAGCTTGTTGTTGTTTTGGTGGAGTTGCATCTCCTAAAACTTGTGTTCTTACTGGACCGTCACTTGGTAATAACTCTTTGTATGCTGTGGCTTGAAACTGTGTAACAGCTTCTGCCAACACAGGGTGCGTTGCACCAGAAGCTCCTTGAAACGGTTCCGTTCTATTTTCATATTTGAAACCTAATAAGTCAAGACCATCTGTGTAACTTTTCTCCCAATCTTTTCTGGACATCTTGTAGTCCATGTAATCTGCTTTTAGTTCACTACCGAGTGGTCCTAAAACATCATCAGGTAAAAGATCTGCTAAATTGTCAAAATGAGATTCTGTGCCAGGTATATTTATTGAACCTGGTTCAAAATCAATCGTTGCACCGCCGTCTTCTTCGGGTGTAACTTCTATTGGTCCTTTTTCTTGAATCTCCTCTTTGACTTCAATATCCTCGCCTGGGACTTTAATCTCAGTACGTACTTCAGTCGGGAGTCCTTTTTCTATATCTGCCATTTATTACTCCATCATTGTTCTAGCATAGTCTTCTAACGAAGCCAAGCCTCCTGGTCCCTTTTCAGGGGGTGGCCCAGATCGTTTACCTGCTTGCTTTAATAGTCCACCACCAGCTAAATTCATAGCTGTTGGTCTGTCTGTGAATCTTTTACCAGTGACAGTATCTTTTAAATTATCAAAAGCTTGTTTTCTCATAGCTGCAACACCAGCTTCATCTTCAGCTCTTTCTTGTGCAACTCTTTGTTTAGCAGCATCAAGTTTTTGTTTTGCTTCTTCTAAAGCCATATCTGTTTGTACAGGTGGTGCTTCTATAAAACCAAAACCTGTAGGCATGTCTATATTTAATTCTGCTATTTGCTCTTGTTTAACTTTTGCTCTAGCTTCTCTTTCTTCTGGAGTCATGGCTAAAATATCTTTTGTGCCACCTATAATATCTGTACCAATTAAATTTCTTTCTAGTGCTTCAACTAAATTTTTACCCGCTGCAACATCTTGAAAAGTTTTGTAAGCAACATAAGGGGCAACAGCTAAACCTAAAGTTTTAAAACCAGCTGATAGGTATTTTGCTTTATCTACATCGCCTGGAATAGATTTTGCCACATCGTACATGGTAGATATTATTGGAATCTTGAAGTTTAGTTGTGTAACATTTTCTACTCCTACCTTTCTCATCGCTCTTGTAAGAGCTTTATCTTTTATTCCTCTTTGTTTAAAATCTTTAATCATCGCTTCCATAACATTAGCGGTGGTGGGTTTAGTTCCAAATTTACCTGCTTCAGTAACAGTGGTAATTGGACCTAATTTTTTAATATCTTTTGAAAATTTATCCACTATAACTTTTCGTTTAGCTTTATCTCCATCAGCTAATTTTAAATCAGATTCAAACCTTTTTTCTAATTTTTGTAAATTTAAATTGCTGTCTCTATAAGTTACTTCACCTGTCCACCAATTATTTTTCACTTTTTCAGGGTGATTAACATTAAATGAAGTTAGTCCAGCTCTATATCTTTTAAACTCTTCAGGAGTAAAACGTTTTTCTTTTAAAAGTTTACCTAAAGCAACTTCGTCTCCTCTGTATTTAACTAAAAATTTTTCTAATGCTTCCTTAGCTTCGTAAGGTTTTAAGGCCTTTTTATAAGTCCCTTTTCCTATTGTTTCATCTAAATACTTTTGAAGATTATTAAATGTTATTGTCTTTTTAGTTTTAGTATCAAAAAATTTAGCTTTAGGTGAATTTTTTCTTGTCCATCTTTCAGGGACTTTTGACTTAAGTTGCCATCTAGAGCCAGGTTGTTGGGAGGATCTATACAAAGATCTAAACACTCTATCCTTTGGACTGTCTCCAATATAAAAAACACCTTTTTTAGAAGACTCTAAAAATATTTTTTCTTTTCTTTTTTCGACAGATCTTTGCATCGCAGCTTTTCCCTTATCTGTTTTTCTGTATTCACGCTGTCGTTCCAACAATATTTTACGGTACTCAGGATCTTTTAAATCATATATAGGTTGCATTCTTTTTCTAAATTTAAATAGATCACCCGTTTTTTTAAATTCTTCTAAAATGCCTTGACCACGGCTTGTTTTAACAGCTTCTTCTGTAAGTTCTTTTACGGTCCTAGGTTTTGTTCTTTCTCCAAATTGTCCAGATAAGCCAAGTTCTTTTATTCTAGTGGCTATGTTTCTTGCTTTTATAGATGCCCCACTTCTCCCTACTTTGCCTTTAAAATTTTCTGCAACGTCTTTGTAAGACATATTAGGGTTTTCTCTCATAAATTTTAAAATCTCATCAAAACTTACTCGATCACCATTAGCAAAACCAATCCGACCGCCCTCTTGTAGCTCTAACATTTCTTCTACCTCTTCCGGGTTTTCTAAATACTCTTTAAGTTTTTCAAATCTTTTCTTTTTTCTTTTCTTAAGTTCTTCTTCTGGTTTTCTTTTGGGTAGGACTTCTTTGTTTTTTACAGAGCCGCCGCCGTTAAATTTAGGGCGAGTGAGCCAATCGATTGCATCGTTGTAATGTTTTATTTTCATTATTCTCCTAGCATGTATGCTAGCCCACCACCTGCTTTTTTAAGTTGAGCTTCTCCAACTTCTTCTAGAATTTCATCCATAGAATCTAAACCATCTTCGATATCTTTCATCTTACCTTCAACATCTGGTCTTACTGTAATCTCTTCGTAGTCTGCTGGCAGTCTACCCTCTGGAGTATTCTTTGGTGTTCTGTAAGCTAGCACTTCTTCTGACATTGTTCCTTCAACCATGTCATCACCTACCATGGTGCTGCCTTGTTTTTGTTTTTTAATAATAATATCTCCAGTAGTTTGGTCTTCTACCATTTCATAGTTTTTATATCTCTTACCTGTGGTTCTTTCTATTTCTGTAAGTCCTGGTGCATCATCACCTAGTCTTCTAATTTTATCTACAAGTTTAAAAAAATAAGTTGGAACTTCTTTAGCTGTTTCAGCTACAACAGGCGCTGCTTGTTTTAAAGGTGTTACAAACTTTCCAAGAATAGGAATAGATGCAAGTCCTCCTAAAATTTTTACAAACGTTCTTCTGTCTGGATCAACCGGACCACCTTCTTCCATAGACATGATATCAGTCGTTGGCGCACTTCGCATAAATCCAGGATCCATTAATATTCCAGGATCAGGGTTTTTTTGAAAACCAGGCATTATACCTAACATGGTTGGATCTACCTCTGGCATAACAAAAAAATCAGGTCCAACTCGACCTGGGCCAAAACCATCTACAGGAGTATCATCAAAAACCATAGCACCGCCAGAGACTGCAGGTAAACCTGCACCGCCACCAATATTAAAATCTTCTCTGTCTTTCTTTCCAAATTTTTCTTCAAATCTTTTTACAGCTTTTTTATTTTCTTCCATCATTCTTTTAATATTCTCTTCTTCTGTAAGTTTAGGATCGATCATAGATTTTTTCTTTTTAGTCTCAGCTGTAGTTTTAGGAGCCTTTCCAATGTTAGTATCTTTTGCTTTACCTTTACCCATTAAAAAATTCATAATACCTTCAGGTGACATACTTTGTGTTTTACCTTCAATAGTTACAGATAGCTCACCTTCTTTAGGAACTACTTTTGGTTTGAAACCTCTAAAAGGTTTATCAGGATCCATCTTGTCTACGCCTTTGAAAACAGGATCCATCATCTCAACTTGTTTTCTAGATTCTTTTAAAGCTACATCTTGAAGTGCATCTCTTTCTGCTGGTGTTGGAAATCTACCTCTGTCTTTTACGAATCTTCTAAATACTTGTTGAAATATTTCTTTAAATAAACTTGGCATAATCAATAATAAGTTCTGGGCCTAGTTGCTGTTGTCTCCTCTATGTAATCTTCAGGGTGTTGTAATAAACCACTCTGCCTAAATCTTAGTAAAGCCTGTGTTGTACAGTCTACAAGGTCGTCGTGATCCCCATAAGGAAACGCGGCGCATTGTTCAACGACCTCCTCAGCAAAGTCTCTATCGGGTGCCCAAACTATCCCTGACTCAAAAAGAGGAGCCACGCTGTTTACTCTAGAA